ATCCGCGTACCGTCAGGCTCTCGCCCATATTGCGCGCCTGTCGTGGCCAGCCGTAGTACCGTTCAAGGATGTTGACCACGTTGCCGCCACGAAACACGTACACCCCATACGCCACATCCGCCGGCAGTGCGGCCAGCCGCGTCAGGGTGTCCGGGGGCGGTATGATGTCCGACTCGATCACGAGCATGGCATCATACCGCCCCTCCAAAAACAGCTCACGACCGCGCTGGTACTGGTGCAGGTGGTTGACGTATCCATCCGCGCGTGCGTCGCCTGTCGAGTGCGGGTTGTCGCGCTGCAACACGACGGATAGCGCACCGTCCCATTGCAGCGCAAACAGCGCCCGCACCGTCTCAGGCTCCAATCTCAGCACCGGACAGAACACCATCACATCCTGCACCATGCTACCTCACGCGCTCGGATGCACGCCGTAGCCGATCGCCTCGGCCTGCAACACGTTGTAGTCGCAGCGGAACATGTAGTGGAAGATCACCTCCCCGTATCCCGCGCGACTGTATGGGTCTCGAATCACGGTCATGCCGGGCGCCTCGCGGTACCCGACGTAGTTCCAGTTGCCGAAATATACCGACTTGGTCGATGCCGCCGTGGCTCCCGACTTGGCCGAATACAGCACTGGGTACCCCAGGAGCGTCGGCCCGGCCGCGTTGCCCATCTCATTGGCGGCGTACCGCCGAATGCTGGTGTCGTCCAGTATGACAATTTCGCCATGCACCGCACGCTGCATGACCCATGCCACACTGCCGGCATCGTCCAGGTAGTTGCCGAGCGCTTCGTTGTACAGCAGCGCCTCCAGTTCGTCGACCGCGATAACCGTCGCCGAGGCGAACGTCTTGAGCGCGGTGCCGTTGGCCGCCACTTCGGTCAGCAGCAGACTGTTGTGGGTTTTCGCCATGCCGCGCCCAATGAAATCTTCGATGAACCCCAGGACGTTGCTGTCTTCGTCTTCCAGGAGTTCGACAGTCAAGTCAACCTTCTTAGTGTACTTGACCAGGGTGGACTGCACACGACCAATTGCCGGCGCGTCGCGGTCGTAGGCGTTGCTTTCGGCGGTACTCACGAATTCGCCGTCATCCTCGCCGTCTACCGGGATATTGACCGTAGTGCCCTTACCGGGGATGCGCCGCACACCCAGGCGCGTCGCCAACATGGCCTCGTCGCGGCGTGCGATGATGCCGCGATAGTGACCGGTCGGCACGGCATACCCGCCGTCGGCATCGGTCGTGATGTTCATCGTGGTGTCATTGGAGGCACGCAGTTCACGCAAGCCCCCACCGTCACCGGTGCGCAGGTAGTGCGCAAACGCGCGCTCCTCCGTGTCCCCGCGGGCGATCTGGAGCACCGACACCGATTTTGCCGTGTCCACCGCGCGCCCGGTCGACTTCGCCAGGTCGGCAATGGCCGCGTCCAGTTTCTCACGCCGCGCGATGTCGGCTGCGAGCTCGTCGGCCCGCGCAAGCAGGTCGTCGATCTGGGCGCGATCCTCTTTGCTTTGTTCCGCCTTCTCGGCCAGCGTTTTCGCCTGGCCGAGGATGGCGCTGCGCTTTTCGCGCAGGTCAGTTACAGTACTCATCGTTATGACCTCTCTCGTACTGCGATGCGGTACAGGTCACGCGCCCGCACAACCTCATCCGCTGGATTACCCGCGTCAGCCTGCGCCCGCAGTGCCGCCGCCCGATCTCGTACCTGCGCCGTCGTTTGGGGATAGGCCGGGAACGTCACCGGGCTGACCTCCAGCAGCTCGCCGCGCAGCACCTGCCGCACGACCTCTCTGCCGGTCACCACCCAGTTATCCTCGGCCACGTAAAACCCAAACGAAAACCCGGACACGTCGCCGCGCCGGATAGACACCATTGCATCATGCGCCCACTGCGTGTCGGGCGGGATAATGGACGGGTAGATACCGCGCTTGTCCGCCGTCAACGTCATGGTGCCCGCGACGGTGCGGCCCAACACGCGCGACGGGTCATGCTGCCACAGGGACCGAATGTCACGGTCGATGTCAAACGCGCCGTCCACGATTACCTCACGCCAGCCGCCCATATCCTCGGACAGTTCGCCATACGGCACCGCGCGCCCGGTGATGCGGGTTGGTTCGTCCGGCGTCTCGCGTATCTCGATCTGGCTGCCTAACCAGGTGCGTGTCTCGATGTCCATCTGTCCCCCCTATCCGATCATGATGTCGCAGTCGCAGCCCTGGTGCAGCGGCGGGTGCCGCACGTCGGACCCGGGGCGCAGCGGTGGGTGTCCATCGATATCCACGCCGGCGCCGCCGCTCAGGAAATACTGTGCAATGCCGACGGTCCTGCCGTCCATGTCCTGGCAGTACGGGCAGTTCTCACCACCCGACGTCAGCCAGCGCAGGAGCTGCACCCCCACCGCGGCCCACACGACGGTGGCGACCGCGTTGACGATGCGGTGCGACTCATCGCGACCCCAGCTGTCAGCCTCCAGCTCGCGCCGCCTGTCGATCGTGCCCTCGATCTCCGTCAGCCAGTCGTCACCTTCTACGCGGTCGATCGCGCGGTACACGTCGGCCCGCAGCATAGCCGTCCAGCCCTGCGCCCGACTCCCCATGTAGTCGTCGCCAAACCGCCGCAGGTCCTCCGACGGAAGCGCGCCGCTGTGCCCTGATTCGTGCGCCTCATTGTGCGCCTCGTCGGCGGCCAGCTGCATGAGTGCCCACGCCGTCGCCCACAGGCGCTCTCGCACGAATGGTTCGTGCTGCGCCGTGAATTCGATCAGCCAGCGGCGGAACTCATTCAGCCCGTCCGGCCGTTTGGCAAACCGCCGCGCCGCGTTGAGGATGTCGTTTGACTCGCGGTTGACGACCCGCTGCGCCGCGTCGGTGATCTGCTCGCGCCCCACGCTGGCCAGCCGCCGCCTGCGCTTGACGCCGCGCGTCTCGTAGTCGCGTGCGCGGGTTTCGGGCTGTGGCAGTGTCCGCGGTTCTGGTTCGGGTTCTGGCTCTGGTGCCGGCTCTGGTGCAGGCGGCGCCGCCGCGTCGACCATGTTCATCGGCACCAGGTACACTTCACCCTGTCTGTCCGGCAGGGGGTTCATGTTCTCCATCTCGCGCACATCATCTGCCGAAAACCATCCCCACTGCCGCCCGATCGCAAACGCCTCATACCGGCTTTTCAGGTCACCGCGCAGGCGCCCATCGATCAGATGCTCTGCGTAGTAGCGCTTGGCCTCCGCCGGTGTGAACAGCGCCATGTTTAGCCGCTGCTCGATCCGTACCAGCCACGGGCTGAGGGTAGCAATGACAAAGTCAAGCGACTGCTGCTCGATGTTGCTGAATGTCGCGCGGTCGAGGTCCCCAATCATGTGCGGCGGGACCCGGAAGATCGCGGCGATCTCTGTCCGTTGGAACTTGCGCGTTTCCAGGAACTGCGCGTCTTCTGGCGGGATGCCCGTTTTCTGGTAGGTCATCCCCTCTTCGAGAATGGCCAGCCGGTTGGCGTTGGTTAGCCCCTGGTGCTCATCGGCCCAGTCGGCTTTGAGGCGCTTGAATGCGTCCTCCGACAACACACCGGGGTGCTGTAGCACGCCACCCGGCACCTCTCCGTTGCCGAACACGGTTGCGCCGTACCGCTGCGCCGCGATGCCCAACCCGACCGACTCGCGCGCGAGTCGGATCAGGCTGCGACCCACCACGCCGTCGTAACCAAACCCAGGGATGTGCAGCACCTGGTCGCGGCGTAGGGTGGTGCGTTTGCCAGACTCGGTCTGGTACTCGTACCAGCGATCGCCCGCCTGCTCTCTGACTGTCATCGCACCCGGCACCAGCGGCCACAGCGCAACCGGGCGCCCCGCCCCGTCGCGCTCGATCTCGCAAAACGCATTCCCCCACAGCGTGAGGTGCGCCATCATCACCTCGCGCCACTCAAACGACGTGATGTACGGGTTAGGCGACGTGTGCAGCACAGGGTACAGCGGGTGCGACGTGGCACGCTCGCGTCCGCGCTCCTGCCGGCGGTAGACGATCAGCGGCAGCTGCGCGACACCCTCAGCCAGCACCCGGACGCAGGACAGTACCGCCGAATACGCCAGCGAGCTTTCCGGCGTCACCGACACGCCAGAGGCCGACGCGTCACCAACGGTCAGCAGAGACAGCACCGCCGCCGATGTCAAGTTGCGCCGTTGTGGCTCAGGTCTCAGCAGTCGAGCTACAAATCCCGTCATTTCGCCCCCCGCGTCGCCGCCACCAGGCCCAACGCCAGCGAGATAATGCCCATCACGATCAATGCAATGCGCCAGTCATACGCCGCCAGCCCCGCGGCCAACAACAGCACGCCCCACACGATCAGCGCGTCCGCGCCATCGATGCGCCTCACAGGAGCCTCAGCCCGCGCGTGTCATAGATGCTGCGCTGGTCCGTGTGCCGCGTCGCGCGATCCAGCGCCATGATGAGCGCAACCATGCCGTCGATCTTTTCCCGGCTTTTCTTTTTGTCCGGCTTGACGTTGCCGGCCGGGTCAGTCATAACTACCATGTTGTCGGCCATCCAGCGCAGGACTGGGTTCTTACCGTGCGCCAGCCGCTTGGTGATAACCAGCCGCAACAGCTCTTTGGTTGGCGGTGACATCGATTGAAACCCTTGTCCGGTGGCCACCATCGTAAACCCGGCACCTTCCAGCTCCTGCGCCATCTGAACGGCACCCCATCTGTCAAATGCCACCTCGCGGATGTTGTACCGCTCGCCGAGCTGGTTAATCTCGGACATGATAAATTTGTAATCTATCGCGTCGCCCTGCGTAGCGATCATCAGGCGATCACGCACCCACGCGTCGTAGGGTACGCGGTGCCGGCGTCCGCGGCCTACTAGGTTGTCGCGCGGCACCCAGAAGCGCATCACTACCTGGTAAGGCTCATCCTCTTCCAGTGGCGGGAACGCCAGGGAGAGCGCTGCAATGTCCTGGTTACTGGCCAGGTCCAACCCGGCGTAGCAGTAGCGGCCGGCGAGGTCTTCCTCACTGACCGCAAATCCGCAGGCATCCCACAGGTTCAGGTCTAGCCAGCGCGTTTCCTGCTGCGTCCACTGGTTCAGGTGCAGCCTCCGAAACGTGTTTTGGTACGCCGGCACCTGCTCGGCCCGTTTGGCTTCTGTCTCCAAATACTCCGGTTTGACCGTCACACCGTACCCTGGGTTGGCCTTGCGCCACGTCTCAGGACTCATCCAGTCGTCTGACTCTGCCGCCGCCGCGATGTAGGCGAAAAACGACGGGTCATCGATGACGCCGGCCAGCACCTGGCGCCCGTACTCGTGCTGCTCCCAACAGATCGACTCGCGGTCGTAACCCGCCGTCGTGATGGCCACCAACAGCGGCTGCCGTCTGGCGCCCATCGACGTCGTCATCACGTCCCACAGCTCACGGTTGGGCTGGGCGTGCAGCTCGTCGAACACGATGCCGTGAGCGTTGAGGCCATGCTTCGACGGTGCGTCAGCACTGAGCACCTTGTAGCTGCTGCGCGTGCTGGCCACCACGATCGACCGCTTGAAAATGTCCGCGTAGCGCTGCAACTGCGGACTGGATTCAACCATCGACTTTGCCATCTCAAACACGATCGCTGCCTGGTCGCGGTCGACCGCGCAGCTGTAGATTTCGGCCCCCGGCTCCCCATCGGCAAACAGCAGCAGCAGCGCCAGGCCGGCGGCCAGGGTGGACTTGCCGTTTTTTCGCGGGATCTCGATGTATGCGCGACGGTAGCGCCGGCTGCCATCCCCGCGCTTCCACCCAAACAGCGGGCGGATGATGTTGTCGCGCTGCCACGGCTGCAGCGCGAACGGCTCCCCCGACCATTCCCCTTTGGTGTGGTGGAGCAGGCGCTCGAAAAACGTCACAGCCACGTCGGCTGCGCGCTTGTCGAACTGATACTCACCCGTCTTCGATGTCGGCATCGGTCTCCGCCGTCACGCTGGCAAACAGGATGTCTGCCAGGCTCATCTGCTCTGCTTCCTCGATGCTGATACGCGTGCGCGCGCTGGGTGTCATCCCAAACTCATCCGCGTACTGCCGGAACGCCTGACTGTTGTCGCGGAAGACCTGAGTCAGCGGGTGCTTCTTCGCCCCGTCCCGCCCCTCGATCGTCATGCCGGTTTCACGCAGCTCCCGCGCGGCGTCGATCGCAATCCCATAGTGCACGCTCATCAGGGCAAACGCGGCTTCGTCGGCTTCCGTGAGGATGCCCAACCGTGTCAGTAGCGGCGCGTACTGCCGGTGGAACTTGCGCGCTGTCCGCGTCACGCCGTAGGGCAGGGTGGCCGCACTGGCCACGTCAGGCTTGGGTTCCGCCTTGTTCAGCGGACGGTGGCCTGGGTTGCCCTCAAGTTCTTTGACGCGCGTCGGTTTGGGTTTTGTGCCCCGTTTTGCCATTGTGGGTTATGTTAACTCGTGATTTTGGCCGAACTTGCGGCTTTTTTGAACAATGCGCGGCCGCGTGCGCACGCTTGCCCACCCGGTATACATGGCGCAGGTCCTAGGGATTTCATCCCCCCTCCCCCCGCGCGCCCCACCTGCCATCACCCACCGCAGTTTTGCGGCTGTGACACGCGTGACACAATGGTTGCAGGTTCTCTGGCGCATCAGTCCCGCCCTGCGCACGCGGTACGATGTGGTCCACGTCGGTTGCTGGCACATACTGACCACCGTGCACACCAAACGGATCGGTGCACGCCGGGTTGCGCCGCAGCACCATGAGGCGCAGACGCTGCCAGTTGCGCCCGTACCCACGTGCCGATGGTGAGCCACGCTGCTGGTCGTACTGCCGCACCCGCTGTTGCTGGTGCGCTGGGCAGCGACTGGCGCCCCGAACGATGTTGGGGCACCCTGGCTGTGCGCACGCCTGCGCTGGTCGCTGTGGCATCACAGCCCCCCGAAGTCATCCACGCTAAACGACTGGCTCATGAACGCCGCCAACTGGCTTACCTGGTCCTCCTCCAGCACAAGGCTGAACTCAACCCGCTGCGCAGCCCAGCCCTGGCCAGCAATCAGGCGCTTGACCAGGGTAAGCCGCGTCAGCGGCCCCAACGC